AATTCAAAGCAAAGAAGGTTGATGGTATATATAAATCAGTATCAGTAACTTCTGAAGCTAATTTTATCATACTCCCATATTTCTTTGCCATCTCATTTGCTGTTGGTACTTTTAAACCAACCTTAGATTTCTTTGCCATATTAAACTCCTTTTGATTTTAAAATGTTCACTGCATGATTCAATACATCTTTCTCTTCATCCGTAAACTCCATGAGACTGCCCTTATCGAACACATATTCTACTAGATGATATCCCATGAATGGTACTTCTGATTGGTTACCATTTGGTAATTTTACTCTAGTATACATCCATGAAAATATCATCTCTGCCATAAGAGGATCTACCAATTTTAATACTATAACTGGGTGTTCACAAACCTTATTAAATTGGATTATACCTGCTTCCTTATATATCTGCTTAATCCTTTCCGAAAAAGCTCTTACCTTTGCATAATCAAATTCTGGTCCAATATTATTAATTTTACAAAACTCCCTTATGATCTTTGACTTATCTTCGTCCGATAAGCTTGCCCAATATTCTTTTGATACCATAATGTAATGTCTTTAAACTAAAGAAGGTGATAACAGAACGAATCTAATTACCACCTTCTAATGAAACCATATTTACTAACCCTTAAATGTCCGACTTATATTTTTTCTTCTTGGGTTTTTCAACCATGTAATGGTCCTTGTGAATACCTTTTTTCTTTTTCTTCTTGGGTTTTTCATCCTCATCATCTCCATGGTCTTCATTCAAATACTTAGCAAGTAACTCTTCCAACTCATCATAGGATTTGATTTGAGAACGAACTATACCTTCAAGGTCTACATTACCTTGATATTTCTTGTCCAACTTAGTTGGCTTACAAGCACGAGCAGAATAGGTTGTATCAAGCTTACCAGAACCAGAACGAATAATTTTGATATCGTATCCTGTTCTTGGGTCTGTCATATCACCAGCTTCATCCTCATCAAGATATAAGTCGATAATATCTTGGTATACAGAACGAGGTACCAAAACTCCCTTATCCTTACCATCATAATCAAACTTAGTACCTTTCTCATCGGCATATACCGGTCCACCAATAACATATCTTCTCCTTGGTACCAGGTTTTTTGCAAGCTCCTTGTCATCCTCATCTTTGGAATTTTTCAGTTCTTGATACTTTTCCATAAATGGGCAAGGTTCATCGAAAGTAGCAGGAGATATTACTCCACCTAAATTACCTCCCAAATAGAATTGAATAATCTCTATACCCAATTCTTGGTCATCACCTGGAGATTTGATTCTCATTCGAAGTGTACCTTCTTTTGGGAATACCAACCCACTCCCATTTCCCTTAGATTCAAGCTGTTTCTTCCTAGCCATCATCTTTTCTTTAGTAGAAAGCCCCTCAGATGAAACCTTCTTTTTCTTTTTGTCTTTTATCATAATGTTTTAATTTTGATTATTCGGCTCTGAATAAACTATCTCGTTCATACTAAGTACAGTAAGAACGTTTTTCTCAAGCAATTGTTGAAGAGCAGGTGATAATTTGTCTGTTTCAAATTCCAATTCCTTGCCTGCATACAATCCATAGGTAACTACTCTACCTATTTCAACCAACTCTCTATAAGTTTTGTAATCTTCAGTGATTATACCACTCTTTACTACTACTCCTTTACGGGGTATACCCTCTTTTACTTGGCTTGGAATAATAATACCAGACATAGTTGCATTTACTTCCTTTGGGGATAAAATAAGTACTCGGTTTTCTGTTGGACATCCGGGTAATTCTTGATTAAATTTCTCAGCTACAAGAGGTGAGATAAATGACATTGAATAATTCATATTCTAATACTGTTTTTAAAAGTTAGTAATCTATTATAGTTCAATATGTTAACCTTTTCTTAGGTTTGCATTAATAGTTCTTAGGATGTTTTCTCTAGACTCATAACATCTACAAATTGTTATGAACTTATTTGCTTTTTCTACTGCTTTTAAATACCTTTCATTGATAGAAGAGTATTTCTTGTTAAGGTTTGCCTTATGAGATACGTACTCATTATTCCATCTTTCATTAGCATCCTTATAATATACCCAAGCATTAGAATAAGCTTCATCCTTTTCCCTTGCTAGTAAATCTCTTTCTTTTATATACTTATCTCTTAAAGAACAAAGTACATAATAACTAGAAGGAGATTCTCGTAGCTGAGAATTAATAATATTTTCATTAATAGATAATTCTTTTTGAATATCTATTTCGAGAACCTTACCTTCAAACTTAACCTTTAGTTTTTTCAGTTCTGTCTTCATAAACTTCTAATAGGTTTTTAAAGTCTTCTTTATTAAATTCACCATTACCTATAGCTTTACTCACTTGAGCAAAAGCCATTTGATAAGCTAATTTCATACCAGGCAAATTAAGAAGAGATTTATACACACTTAACTTATCTACTAAAGCCATCAACCTTAAGTCGCATAGGTTATCGGTTCCTCCTCTATCTAGTAATGCCAAAAATGCAGCCCAATAAATATGAGTAGCATCTTCATAGGCAAGCTTACCATCGTCATCAGTAGCCATTACCTTAAAAGCCAACCCCTCTAAAGTACTTAAGTTAGTTTGTACTTGAGATAACTGGGTCTTTAATCGGTTGAATAACATTTTCTCTTGTCCACTCAACTTTAAGTTAGCAGCATCTAAATATGCAAATAGGTTTTCGATAGAATAACCTAAACATCCTGCAACCATATAAGTGAGGGCGGTTAATTTACTTGCATTATCAATCTCTTTCTGTGTTGCCATTGTTTCATAAATTTATTTTATTTATGTAGACATAGTATCCTCTCTTTTCGCTTCTGTAGTAGATTTAGCATTGTCTTTATGATGAAGATATCTATTGCAACCTGGGCATTTAACCAATTTACAATCAGCAAAAGTATGTGAATCCACTTCTGAATAATCATATTCAAATTCACAATCACAGTAAGGGCATTTAGCTCGCCATACTGTGGGTCCGTTCAAAATCTTTTTCATATTTCTTAATCTGTTTGTTAAACCTTTCCTTAAATTGTTTGATGTGGATATGCTTATACTTCTTATGCTCTTCCATATACTCCTCTACTGAGAAATCTGGTTGGAGCATTTTATTATAATCATACCCTGGGATAAATGGTAATTCTTCTGCCATTGACCTACCAATAGTAAAGTCCATATCCATATCTACATCATCAACTTGAAATCCGAAATACTTCTTAGTACTTGGATTACGTAGAATATTCCAAATAGTATATACTGTCCAGGTATTTATATCTTTTGGTTTAGAATACATATATACTGCATCATGGACAGTACAAGCTTCTTTCATCATTGGTAATTTACCTTGTCTCATTAACCAATAAACAAGGATAGCTCCAAAGTTAGTCATATTTGCTGCAGCACCTTGACATGGGAAATTAAGTCCTAAACGAATAGCATAAGCAACTTCTTGCTTATCATTTGAATATATTTGTGGGAGTCTTCGTTTAGTACCAAATAACTGGGTATAATACCCATGCTTACGTAAGAATTTCTCTTGCTTCTCTTTAAACTTAAGTATCTTAGGATGTTTCTTAAAGAACTCATCCATTTCCTTACGAGCTTCTTCCTTGGTAACTATAATACCAGCTTTGGGGTCTGATAATTTTACTGCTAGTAAAGCATCCCCAATACCATAGATAAGTCCAAATGCAATTTGTTTAGCTTGCTTTCTCCTTACCTTCCATAGTTTATAATCGGGATGACTTTCGTCTTCATATATTTTACTTGCTTCTTCAATTGGTACTCCATATTTTGCTGCTGCTATACCAAGATGAGGGTCTACTCCCTTAGCAAATGCTTCCAGATAGGTTTCATCACCTGATAAGTGAGCCATCATTCTCAGCTCTGCCTGAGAGTAGTCGAATGCCATATATAAGTAACCAGGAGGAGCAATCAATTGTTTCTTGATATTAGGGTCTACAGATGTCTTAGGTATCTGCTGCATATTTGGGTCTGCAGAACTAAACCGGTTAGAATCAGTACCATGTATATTATACCTACCATGTAATCGAGAATCATCCTGGACTTTTTCCCACCAACCATAAATATAGGTCTTATACATTTTTTCTAACCCTCTCAATTCAAGAAGCTTATCAAGAAATATTGCTTTTGGTGAATCAGGTTTTTTAACCGTCAGCCTTAAATTAGTAAGAGTTTCTTCATCTGTACTTGGCTTACCAGATTCATTATCCTTGATTACATCGAAATTAAACCCATCTTCTGAATACATTAATTTAGGTAAATCAACTGGACTACCAAGATTAATGGGTCTTATAAGTTCTTGTTCTTTTTTAGTAGTGAATATACCTGCCTTGATATTAGATATTTTCTGTTCCCTTGATACAATCTTACGATGGTCTTTTGGGTCATCATAATCCAACTCCTCAAGTTCAGCTTTAATAGATTCAATGTACTTATCAATCTTTTCTTGGTTGTACTTCTTTTCGAACTTCTTTACTTTTGGCAAGTCGTATATTGCTTGTCTAGCAGCATCTATTTTTGGTTTATATTCTTCCAAAAGCTTTTTATTGAACTCAGTATCTAGGTATAAACCTTCTTTCTCTACAGAGGTTAATACCCGTGAATTACACATGAATAGGTTACGGAATACAGAATACATCTTTAAATCAATTAACTTCTTCTCAAAGAATATCATTAATCGTAATGTAAAGTCAGTATCTTGACAACCGTATTTGCATAATGGGTCTAATTCCTTTTTACCCCATGGTATCTTATCGAACTTATCTTGCTTTTCGTAATCACCATATTCTGGTAGATACCTTCTAACCATATCCTTTAGCCCATGAGGTTTTTCCTCATTGAGAACATATTTTGCAAGCATCCCATCTAAGCATGTACCTCTATAAAATATGAAGTACTTCTGATTAATCTGATCATCAAATTTCCAGTTCCATGCAACCTTAGTTATCTCTGGATTTTCAATAACCTCTTCCCCAAATTTCCTTAACATCTTTTTCCAATTCCATCCAGGTGAAGTATAATCCTTTGTTTCAAAATGGTCTAGAGGTATGGAAGCACCAAATCCTGGCATCCAGGATACTGAGAGTATAGTTGGCTTAAAACTTTTGTTGTATATAGGTTCTGCATTTGTTTCGTAGTCACAGCAAGCATAACCTGTAGCTTTACAACAAGCAATAAGTTTTTTAAGCTCTTTCTTGTTTTTTATTATTGTATACCGTGTCTCCATATTTTAAAATAGAAAAAGGGACATACCCACCAGTAGTAGATACATCCCTCATTATTAATATTTCTCTTGTAAATCTTCCAGATTGGATGATAATGCTAACCAATCCTTCTTATAAGCATGAAGAGAATCTATAGTATGATATAAATAGCCTGGTTTAACACCAACCTCTTTAGCTACATATTCCATAAGTCTCCATGCAAGGTATACATCATTACCAAAGTGAGTAACAAAATCTGAACTTCTTTGGTGATAACAAATATGTAATACCTTCTCTCCTTTACCGTTCGCCCTGATTAAAAAATCATAATACATAGAACATGGGATACGTTGACTTCCATCATAATAATCAGTATCTATTTCACCTCTACCATTAAATATAGGAAGAATAGCTTTACGAGTATCTTGGTCTTCTTTTAAAAGGTCTACCAAATTTGGTAATACCCAGGCCATTCTTTCATTATAGGTATAATCAAATTGACCATCTACTAAAAACTGTTCCCATAAATCTTTCCTTAATTCCCAAGCATCTCCGGGATTAATCCAATCATTAGATACTCTCTCTTTAAATTCTGCATCTGCCCATTCTTTTGAATGAGAGAATACAAATAACCATATTGGGTCTCCAAGTGAAGTTAAGCAATATTGTTGGCAAATGAGTTCCTTTGTTATAAAATCCTCATTACCTTCAATTACTTGATTCTGATAGGTCTTTGGTTTTACAGTTTGACCATAACTGTTGAGTTCTCTGCCAAGTTCTGACATTAACTCAAAGCTGTTAGAATATATCCTCATTTCTTCTGTTTTAAAAGTTTCTTCTTATATGCTTTACGTTGAGAGTAAGAGATTACATTCTCGGGATATTCAATATCCTCATATTCAAGAAGTAATTCTTTTGCTTTCATTGATTTATATGTTTCCTCATATAAATCTGGTCTGAGTACTTTAAAACTTCTAAAGAATACCTTGAATGAAGAGAAATCTTTCTCCGTACCATTTTGAAATTTCTTCCATATTTCCTTCACCCTCTTATTCCATGAATTCTCTTCTGCTCCCTTTAGTACCTTCTTCAAAGGTTTATGGGTATGATACATTAGAAGAGTCTCCACATTTCCGTACATTTGAGTCGCAAATAGATTGATTTGTACTGACTGGTCCGGACCATATACGTACTCTGACATTCGTTGAATTAATAGGAAATCGAATATTAACCTCTTGGTAATCTCCGAAGCCCGAACTACCATTGTAATAACTGGGATGTCCTCCCCGAATCGTTTTGAAAAAGTCGCTGCTATTAGACATTGTTTCCCATTATCATGATGATTGTTAAACATATAGGTTATATTGTAATTCTGATTGTACTTATTTCTCAGTACTCTCAGTTTACTACGCAATAAGTCAAGCTTATTAAAATCTATGTAGTTATTCAATAAGCTAGTCCACTTAGTTTCTTTGTAATTGAAACATCTTCCATAATCAAATTCTGGGTCTACCCATGCTTTACGTATTTTTATAAATACATTATACACTACTGCTACCCCACTATTAGCCATAGCTCCTTTCCCAAATAGGATTGGGTCTAATCTTAAGAATCCCTCATTGAGTTTTTCCCAAGCTTCTTGTGAAGTAGCAAATTCTAACGAATGGAGGGACTCCTCCGTATTTAGTTGAAGTCCCTCTAATTTTTTATTCCATCCTGACACGTTAATAATTAGTTTGTTGCCTCCATAAGTTGAGGCGTTGTTTTTTAAAGAATAATCCAAATAAACCCTGAGTAGTGAACCCGTTTAATGCAAGGAATCCCATATATATATAGAATGATTTTACTAATGACTCCTGAAATTCTATCTCTTTAGTCATTACCGAAGTTTGTTTCCAAGGACGGCATTTAAGGAAATTCCTTGCCTTATTCAGTTCGTATATAACTTCCCATAGATATAACTTCTCAGTTTCATGAGATAAGTCACTCATATTATGAAAGCCTGGTGTATATGAAACTAGCTTGTCCCAGTCTGGTTGGTCCACATCACCTACATAGTCCTCTGGATTTAATATGGGATATTTCTTTATATGATAATCCGGGTACTTAGTTATTAATTCCTTTACCCCGATAGCCATTACCTCAAATAGGTTTTTTGCATTATTGTATGCAAGTATATCCTCTGGCAATATATTGGAATATATAAGCAAAGTAAAGAAGAATCCTAAAGCATCTGCTTGTTCTTCATTTGCATTTGCTAGATGATTAAGTACTTCGGTATATTCTTCCTCAGTTAAGCAATCATTATTCCACCCATGTTTTTGGTATATAGCTACCACGAAATCTGTAGATTCAAAGCCTTCAGTTAATTCTTCGATTACCCTACCAATAAAATCCTTAAGTATAACTTGGCTCTTAGGGTTATTTATATCTAAGGGATACTCTGGTAGTGATTCTATTTGTCTATACCCATTTAATTGTTCTAACCCTAAGATATACATCTGTGAAAGTACCTCTGTTTCTTTTATATTGGGCACCTCTTCTCTTATGTTTCTTACATCCATGATGTTTATTTATTTTGAGATGAACCAAATCCCTTATCTCCTCTACTTCCCCACATTTGAGACTCAGTATAGAATTCTTCTTGTTGAATCTCTTCTGGCTCTGTGATGTAGATAGGAACATGTATGAACTGTATAAGCTTCTTGCCACATTCGATAACTTGAGACTTATCAGAAGCATTATATACTCCGATATGTATCTCTCCTACATAAGGGGAATCTACTATCTCAGCTGTAAAGAGTAAACCTTGCTTAGTAACTATACCGGACTTATTAGCAGCCATTAACATAGAGGCAGGTGGTTCAAGCAATCCCCTAATACCAGATGGGATAAGTATACGATGTCCAGGTTTTAAAGCTATATGCCTTACAAAGGCTTCACCAAAAGGAACATCTAAATCATAACCTTCTGAGTCTAATTCATTTTTAGAATGAATATGCTCTGGATATAAATCGGTTGGTACATAAAAATCTAACCCAGCATCATTTGGGTTTGCTCTGTTTGGAGATACTACCTCCCTTACTTTGATAAATCTGAATCTGTTCATAATATATTACACTGTTTTAAAAGTTGTCCAAAGGTTAATCCTCGTTGAGGAGTTACTCCGAGTGAATGACAGAATCTTTCTACGTCATATTCACCCTGCATAAACAAATCAGCAAGAACATCATCTTGCCGTACATAATAATTTGGGTTGTTAAGATATAACTTAAACATTGCCCATATCATATCAATCTTTTGCATTGCATTCTCTATAAAGTTCTCTAATACGTTTCTTAGGTACTTCGAATTTCTCAACTGTCTTTGAGATAATTTCTTTTCTGTCTTTCCCTTTCCGAATCAAGCCTCGGATGTATTTCTTGATACCAACCGTGTCTTCCAATACATCCAAATCTTTGTATTGATTCTTCTGTTCTAATTCTTTCCTTGTAATGTTCAAATTCTGGGACATCTTGAATGCACACAATTCTGAGTCTCCGCATAATTTACATTCTTTAGTTGATAAATCATACCCAATACCAAAACATGGGTCCCCATTAGTACCAAGAGTACTGACATCTATTGGTGTCAGTATATCTTGTTTTGATAAATCGGGAAGTTGTTTCTTTTTCTTACTCATATACTAATTCTTTTTTCGATGAGACATAATGTATATACCACCATCTTCCTTATCTTGAGTAGATGGGTAGTCTATACTGACATAGGAATATCCGATGCTATTAATAAATAGTTTCCTAAGTTCTTCAAGTTCTGGGCAGTTTTCATCTTGAGTATCTTGACAGATCTTTACTTCCAACCCAGAATTGAAATACAAGAAAAAATACTTAATATACTTATCTGGTGAGAACCGAGTAGATTTAATATCGGTTATCCATGCAATATCCCTACAATTAAATACATGTTGAGGATTAGGTTCAGGTCCTTTTAATAATGCCTTCACCTGGTTTAATATTTGGCTTAGTGTTTTCATTGAAAAATCCTTTTATGTCTTTTTTAGTAAAATTTGGTTTCCTTAGTAGTACCCAACAGTAGATACCTGAGGCAGAGATTTGGATTATCCTATAACCTTCTGATTGTAATTGGGTTAGTTTACTATCATCCTCTTCTCTGATACATATTAACTTATCATTATTCATAATGCCCGTATGCTTATTAGGATGTAATTATTTCCTCCTACGGAGAAAAGTAATTACTCATAGTACTTCTAGTTAACTCTGATTAAGGCTATGGTTAGTATGATTCTTCCAAAGCTTATCTAATAATATGACCTTCAATTCTTGTCTCTGATAATATTGCTTCCTATGTTTACCATGCCTATTCAAATAATTACCGGGATAATGAAGGTCATCAAGGTATACTTTCTTTTTGGATTCATCGGTTCTTACCAAACGTCCAAGGAACTGAATAGATTTTTCTTGGCTATCCATACTGGCAGTATTTAATAAATACCTAAGCTTAGGAAAGTTTTTACCTCGAGCTATGATTGTAGTTGATACCAGGATATCAATCTTACCTTCTCTAAAATCCTTCATTATTTGTTGTCTTAATTTAGTGGGAGTATTAACATGCACATAGGCAATATTATAGGCATCACCCAGTCTATTTTTAAAGAACTCATATAGATTTTCACAATGTGCAATATGCTTACATACTACAAGTGCAGGAAATCTACCTTGCCTTAAATTCCACCTTAATCTATCCCAAGCCATAGTCCAGGCAGTGTTATTATCAGTAATAGAATCATCATATATTTCCTTATAAGATATACAATCTGATTCCCAATTACCATACCAAGGTTTACCAGGTACCATCTTTACGATTGTTTTAGTTGAGTAACCCTTCTTAATAGAATCCTTAAGTTTGAACTCAGCGATTACCTTACCAAAGAAACATTCAAGGTTCATATTCTTAACCTTATCCTTAGCAAGCTTACTCATATAAATTGTACCAGATAATCCTATACGAATACGAGTATTAAATAACCGAGTAATTACATTCTGATATTGCTTACTACCTCCTTGGTCAGCCTCATCAATAAGTACCATATCTACTTGAGATAATTCCTTCTGATAGAATCTCATATTACGAGAAATAGATTGAACCATACCAATAGTGAAGTTACTCCAGTTTAAAACTTTACCTTGAACAAAGGCGATATCTTCTCCCGGGAGATATTGCTTAAATTCTTCTCTAGCCTGGTTTAACCAATCAGAGTCATTAGTTATTAGCAAAGTCTTTAACTGCTTCTTATAGGATAAATATAAAGACGACATAATAAGAGTTTTACCTGCATTAACCGTGTAATCCAATACTCCGATATGAAATGGTTTACCTCCAATGGTATTATTGATTACAGCCTTGACTGCTTTCTCTTGTTCTGGTCTTAGTTTATATTTGCCTATCTTCGTAACAACTTTACTGACTTTAGGTAAAGGTTGACGCATATCTACAACTTTAGGTTTAATCCCCATCTCAATACATCTTTCATATACCTTTGGGAGTAAACCTATTTTAAATTGCCCAGTCTTGGTGATGTAGTGAATCTTACCATCCCAATTCTGCATACCTCTTTGCCTTGTACGTAAGTAGAAAGCATTCGGGTGTCGAATGGCAAACTCATTATAAAGTTTCTGTGCGAACTTAAGAGGTAAGTCCAGTTCGCACATATTACCATTCTGAATAATTATCTTACTCACTTGATGATTACAGTTACACCTTTAGTACCCTTATCTACTCCCAAAGCTTCCTTGAGAAGTTTGATATGATGTTCCTCATCTGCCATAAGTTTCTCAAGGAAATAATTCACATCATCATAATCGGGTCGTTCTTTGTATTGACCGATTGCCTTTTGAATCTTCTTATAGTGACCTATGGTTTCTATCTCAGAATCCCAGGCAATCTTCAAAGCCTGTTCCCAAGTAGGACCTATTTCAATTGTAGGGTTAATGTTGATTACAGAGTAATTTTCATAGGGGTCTGCTAACTGTATGAAATCGGATATCTTATCAAGATGCCTCATTTCTACTAACCCAATACCCAGCATCAATTCCGAAATCTCTTTAAATTGGGATGACTGCTGAGTATACATAATGATTGCACTTAGTTCTGAGAATTTAGCATTCTTCCAAATTACATAGAACATATTAACTATCTCATCAGGCCAAGGTTCGATATCCTTAAAATCGGGATACTCTACTGATTGGTCTGAATACTTGAGGACATCAATAAAAGCATTAACTGCATCCTCTACTCTGTTCCCTAAAAATTGTAAACCTTTCATATTATTTTTGGATTTTATCCCAAAGACTCCCCTCTACTGTAGGTTCATCTTCAAGTAGTTGTTTATTC